GCCCTCCTCTGCAACTATGTAACCCTGTAACCGGGCCAAGAAAACAAGGGGATTGGGGTGGGAACACGATCCAACCTACAAATGATCGAGCAGGCAGTAAAACGCGGATGGGCAATCCCCGACGCGGTGTTTTCGCAACTGCCGGAACAAATGGCGAAGATTGCACGATCCGGAAAGCCGCGGGAAGCTGTTCGGGCTGCTGCAATTCTCGTTCAAATGAATCTGCACAATGGCCAGCCGGCGGTAAAACTTCCGGCGACTCACGTGCACGCTCACGCTCATTTACCCGTCCCGCTGAGTCAGGCAGCAAATGGAGACTCCGCCGCACCAACAGCAACTGACGCTCCAAGACTTGAACTCATTGAGCGAATCCGAACTCGCCTCGCTGACGCCAGCGGAGCAGTCAGCGTTACTGCAACTGATCGACCAACTGCAGGCGGAGGAGCGGGAGCGGATCCGGTCGGAGTCCCGGTTGGCAAACCGCGAGAAGGTGGCAAGGCACCGGGCAGCGCTGCGGGAAATCGGCGAAATTCCTCCCGTGGTCGATCCCGGAAAACGGGCTGAGTGTGACGCTTCGCTGGCCACGTTCCTTCAGGCCTGTTTCCCCGACATCTTCCACCTGCAATTCTCCGCCGCCCATTTGGAACTGATCGCGGCCGTTGAGCGGGCTGTGTCGATTGACGGGAACGAAGCGTTTGCGTGCGAGCGGGGGTTCGGCAAAACACAAATCAGCATTGGTGGTGCACTCTGGGGCTGTCTCACCGGCCGCGTTCGCTACGCTATGATAATCGCGGCGAACATCGACATGGCGACGAGTCAGCGCGAAGGTATCAAACGCCGCCTCGAAACGTCTCAGCCGCTCTACGACCTTTATCCTGAGATCTGTTACCCCATGCGGACGCTGGCTGGATCGCTCAAAATGTCTGCCACCTACCGCGGGCAATTAGTGCGAATCCGCTCCCGGCCGGATCTGGTTCTCCCGTGCATCGCTGGTGCACCGGGCTCGGAGGCTGTGATAGCGTGCACGGGGATTGACTCCAGCAGCATTCGTGGGCGATTCTACGACCGCGCCGACGGGACGACCGCCCGGCCAGATCTGGTGATGCTGGACGACCCGCAGGACGACGCAACCGCGCGGCAGCCTGAACTGGTCAAAAAACGCTCAATCAAAATCCGCCAGGCCGTGACTGGGATGCGGGGGCCGGGGCGAAAACTGGCGATGCTCATGCCGTGTACCGTCATCGCCAAAAACGACCTTGCAGACGAATTCACGGACCGGCAGCGCCGGCCTGAGTGGTCCGGCCGGCGCATTGCCGCCATGCCTTCCATGCCACTGGACCTCGACGCGGAGCACCCGTTGTGGCACAAGTACGACGAACTCCGCCGTGAGGACCTGGCGACAGGAGACAAGACGCGGCAACGGGCAACAGACTTCTATCTGGCAAATCGTGAGGCGATGTCTGCGGGGGCTGAAATCACTTGGCCGGACCGCGTGGAACTGGGCTGTGTGGACGCCTTACAAGCGTTGATGGACAAATACCTGTCGGATCGTCAGGCATTTCTGGCAGAGCAGCAACAGAACCCGCAGGGCGATGAAGACGTGTCGGCTTACCTCGACTTCAACGGCATCGTGGGGCGGTTCAACGGCTTGAGACGCGGGCAACTGCCGCCCACTGGTTCGCTGCTCACGACCTCTATCGACGTGCAGGAGCATCTGCTTTACTGGCTGCAGATCCTGTGGGCCGATGACCTCTCCGGCTGGATTGTGGACTGGGGCACGTTCCCGAAGCAGCCCGTAGCCGATTTTCATCACATGCAGCCCCCGAGAACCATTCACGACTGGGCACGCAAGGCGTTCCCGCGGCAGGGCATGACGTGGGAGGAGGAGCACCGAGCGGCGCTCGAAGAATGTTTGCGGACGCTGCCGCAGCCTGAAGGGCCGACGCCGGGGCCGATCTTGGTGGACAACCGCTGGCACAAGGCACAGCAGGTTGTGGAGTCCGTTTCGACGGCGCCGGAATTCGCTGGCACCGTGGTCCCCGCCGGCGGCATCGCAGTCGGAGGCAACGACACCGCCATCTCCGCTCGCAAAATGCAACCGGGCTCGAAACGGGTCGGCAAAGATGTTGAGTGGTACATCAAGCGGGAATCAACGACGCGCAAAATCCTTCTTTTCGATGCAAACGTTTACCGCTCGCAACTCCAAAAAGGCATTGCCGAAGAGCCCGGCAAACCGGGCTCCATCACGTACAATTCGCCGTTTGCGGATCCAATTTTGGCCAGTCACCTCGCCTCGAAATCCGTTCGTCTCACCGTTGACACAAAGCGGGAACTGGAAATCTGGACGAACAAGCCGGGGCAGGATCAAGACCACTGGCTGGACTGCGCCGTAATGTGCCGCGTGGCCGCAGAACTCGCTGGGCTGCGGATCAATGGAGCACCCGTAACGAAGCCGCAACGACGCCGCCACAGTGAATTTACGCTCGCGAAAAAGCCACGGAAGCGGGGTGGTGAATGACGGTTCCGCAACAACACGGGCTCAATTTGCCGGAGGGCTGCGGGATGTGTGGCTGTCCTCAATTCGAGATCGTTCGTCAATACAAAACCCGCGGTTTTATCAACGCGATATGGAAATGCACAGTCTGTCTCGCTATGAATAGAACGCAGACGCCGAACGGCTACATTAAGAAAAAAATCGCAGAGGAGGCTGAAAAAAATGACACCGGAAGAAGCAGCAGCCGCCCCAAAAAGAAGCGTGATTGGTGGTGAGACAATTGAAGAACACAGCCTCAAAGACCGCATCGAATTTGAGCGGTGGAAGGCACAGCAAGACAGCGCTGAAAACCTTCCCGCCGGCCGTTCGATGCTTCGCCGCACTACGCTGACACACAGGAGACCGTAACAGTGGACGACGCACAGCAGCCCGCAGCAGTCCCGCCGCGGATCACAAAACAGCAGGCCCGCATTCGCAACCGCCGGCTATCGGTGCAGCAGGTTGGGCCGCAAAAAATCCCGCTTAACGCTGCGTTTGACTACGCCGAATCGAATCCCGAACTGAACGAGGTTTTCGCCCGTGCTCTTCATGAGTCCGGGCTGACGTCGTTTGACCGGGAGACCCGCCGGCGACTGGTGGACCGCAGCCGTTATGAGATCCTGCAAGCGAACGAGTGGTTCAAGGGATCTGCCCGGCAGGCCGTGAACTGGGTTATCGGCCGCGGGCCGTTTCTCGAAGTGAAACTGGAGGGCAACTCGACAGCCGCCAGACAGGTGGAAAAGCTCTTCAACGCGTGGTTCAAATCCATTGACGGCGCCCGCAAAATGCGAGTGATGCAGTGGGCGAAAATCACTGACGGTTCGGGTTATGCGATGGTAACAAACAAGGCCGTTCCGGAAGGCAGCGTCTCGCTGAACTTCGTGCCGTTTGAGGAGGAGCAAATAACTGCGCCAGTGGGCTCAATATCAGGTAGCGACTGGAACACGCAGTACCTCCTCGACGGCATCGAACTCGACTCGCAAAACGATCCCATCGCGTACCACGTTTTGCCGGCACACCCAGCCGACGAATTCGCCCTAAACACCCGCCGCGTTCTCGCTGAGTACGTGATTGCCGTCTGGCAATGGGAGCGACCTTCTCAGCGCCGTGGGTATCCGGAATTGGCCACCTCCATCGGCAAAGGGCCGATGATGAGGATTTACGATCGGGCCGTTATCGACGCCGCCGCAACCGCTGCGAAACATACGGTTCTCGTTGAAACCAACGTTGACACCTTCGGCGATGGCGACGTGGCTTACGATCCCGTGGATCCCGACGTGCAAATGCAAATCGGCTACGGGATGCAGACGTTTTTGCCTGCAGGCCACAAGGCGACGCAGTTGAAGCCAGAACAGCCCACGGCCAGCCACGAAAAATTCACCCGCACCAACGTGGCTGCCGCCGCTCGACCGCTCGGCCAACCCGCACAGATTGCGACAGGCGACAGTGCGGGCATGAACTTCGCTGGTGGGCAACTTGGCCGGCAGGATTACGAGCTTGACGTGGATGTTCAACGACAGGACTGGGAGTCCCATTGCCTCGACAAACTGCTCCGGCACTTTCTGGATGAAGCCGTCCTTCTCGGTCTCATCCCGGCCGCAATTGCCGCGGAAGCCTTGGCATCCCACGAATGGCGATGGACCCGCCGCCGGCACCAAGACACAAACCGCGAGTACGCTGGACGGCAGAAGGCGTGCCAGTCTGGGCTCACGTCCCCCGCATTTTGGCAGGAAGATGACGGCGTGGACCCGGAGGAGGAAGACATCGCCGCCGCTCGGTCCTACGGGATCACCGTTGAGCAGTTCCGCGAAGCTCGATTCCGCACCCTGTTTCCTGAGGCCTCGCTTGCAATCCTCGGCCCCGGATTGTCTGCCACACCAACCACGGGCCGCCCGCCAGGAGATCAGAGCAATGGGTAAGCCAGTCACACTCAACGCCGCCAGCCCGATCACTTTTCCGCTGTTCGGCGGCCGCGCATTGTTGGAGGCATCGGCCGGCAGTGACAAACTCCGGAAATTCAAACTCCTCGCCTACACCGGGGGCAAGGCGTATCTGCCGACCATGTCCCTTCCCGTCGTGTTCGACCTCTCAACGCTCTCCATCGCCGATGGAATGCCGATTCCCGCGCTGCTGGACCATGACAACACGAAGCCGGTGGGTCACACTGAAGGCGTGCAAATTGGGCCGGAGACGATCACCGGCTATGCAATCACCAGCGCGGAAACAGCCGCGCGGGATCAGGTTGTCATGAGCGCCGCAAACGGATTCGAATGGCAACTCTCCGTGGGCGTCGTGGCCGATCGGAACAATATTCAGGAGGTTCCAGAGGGTTCGATTCTACAAATCAACAATCAGATGTTGACAGGTCCGTTCCTGCTGGCTAGGAATGGGGAACTGCGTGAAATCACATTTACTGCCACCGGCGCTGATGCTGGTGGCGCCGTCGCACGCCTCGCTGCCAGTTTTGGCTCAGGAGCACCGATGAAATTTTCTCAGTATCTGCAGAGCCTCGGGCTGACTCTGGCGAGCCTGTCCGAAGCTGCATTGTCCGCCCTGCGGACCTCATGGCAAGCCGCACACCCCGGAGCGGAAGACGACTCCGCAACGCCCGCCGGCGACCCCGCCGCGCCACCGGAACCAGTTGCGGGCGACCCCGCACCGGCCCCGCCCGCAACTCCCGCACCTGCACCGCCCGCCCCGACTCCAGCCCCGCAGCTCACCGACATCGAGCGACAGGCCGCCGAAGCCGCTCAGCGGGTGCAGGCCCTCACCAGCCTGAATGCTTCGCTGGGCAACCCGGAAATCACCGTCGGTGGCCAGCGGGTCAGCCTGCTCGCCCACGCAATCAGCAACCGCTGGAGCGTTGAGCGAATGGAACTTGAAGGCCTTCGCCAGCGACGACCCGAAGCCCCACGGGCAACCAGCGGCGGACGTGGCGAGCCGCAGGGCAACCGCGAAGTCATGCAGGCCGCACTCTCCGCTGCCTTCGCCAGCCGCCTCGGTGTGGCCAACGATCACGCCTGTTACACCGCCTCCGCCTCCCGGCAGATGCGACGCCTCAACGCCAGTCTGACGCGACCGGTCAACGACTCGGTTCGTCAGCAGGCGATGGATTACGCTGATCGGTTCGCCGGGCATTCCATGGTGGATCTGTTCGCCGCCGCCGCTCGGCTGGATGGTGTTGACCTCGGAGCACTGGGCCGCCCGTCAAGTGACGAATGGCTGCGTGCCGCGTTTTCGTCCACTTCCATTACCGACATGTACACGCAGGCCGTCAACGCCCGCGTGATGGCATCTTACGTTGAGCAGACATCGCAGCTGATGGAGCTGGTGATGGAGTCCGACGTCCCCAACTTCATGCTCAACGAGCGGAAGCAGATGGAGTTGCAGGGTGGCACCCCGCGACGTTTGCCGAATCAGGGCGTGGCGAAGGACATCACACTTTCCGCCACCGGCGAAGAAGTGCGAGCCTACATGTACGCCGACCGCTTCCAATTCTCGGAACAGGACCTGATCGACGAGCGATTTGACTCGCTTCGCTCGGCCGGTGACGTGATGGGCCAGCGCAGCCGCCGGCTGCTTTATGACCTCATCGCTTACGTTCTCATCGCCAACCCGAACATGAAGAACGGCAGGGCGTTTTTCAACGCGATTGATGGCAACCTGCGGACTACATCCGCACTCAGCCGCACCAACCTCCTTGCCGCTCTCACAGCGTTCGAAACGCAGACGGAAAACGGGGTCAACGTTGACGTCCAGCCAACTCGGCTGATCGTTTCCCGCGCAAACCGCTTCGCTGCCGCTGAACTGCTTTCCCCAACCAGCCTGATCACTGGCGAGAGCGTTACCCGAACCAGCCTCAACGTGCTGGCCGGTCAGATTGGCGGAGTGCTGGCAGACGCCCGCATCGACAACGGATTTCCCGACCCGCTTTCCACCGACGACGTGCCCGCGACCATCGCTGGCGTCCCCACATCCTGGTGGATTGCCGACACCCGCCAGCCGGCAATTGAGCTGGTATACGTGGCAGGCCTCGGCCGTGCTCCTCGTATGCGGTCCGGGACTCTCGGCAACGGCCAGTTCGGCTTCTGGTACGACTGCAGCATGGCCGCCGGTATTGCCCCGATTCGTCGCAAATCCATCCAACGCAACAACGCCTAAGGGCTCATCCAATGCCGCTCGCACTTGTCACCCGGCGCTATATCGACGACGGCCTTCACGAGGCTGGCGACATTATCGAGTTGACGCCGGAACGGTTCGAGTCTCTGAAGCTGCAGGGGCTGGTAATCGAATCAGCCCCGCAGCCTGAGGCCGAAGAAACTCCTCCTCCCGAATCCAACCGCAAAGGCAAGAAATAATGCCCGCCGCAACCGTCCATGGTGAATACTCGATTGTCGAATATGTGACCGCCGCGCGCGAAGTGCAAAGCGGCCACCTGCATCTCTGCCCTGATGGCCGCGTGGGCTATTACAGTGGGGCACAGACCGTCGCATCCGGTGGAGTCATTCCATCGCTTGAGACGGAAATCGTCCTGAAAATTGAAGCCGGAAACTTCGCCGCAATTGCCGCGGGGCAGCCAGCAAATTTCAATTTCACCACGCAAAAACTGGTTCTTTCCGGTGGCACAAACATCGGCACCTATGTCAAAAGCAAGGCCCTTAATGCCACTCATGGCATTGTTTGCCTCAACAACGCAGGCCAGCCGCTGAACACCGCTCAGGTTCCGACGACGACCACTCCAGCTCCGTAGTGGTTGACCAACTGAACACCTTTCGGGGCAGGTTGCAGATCTGACGCCTGCAGCCTGCCTTTTTTATTTGGCTACAAAATGACTCGGCGACTTGAAGCAGCCCAACACGTGAGATCCCGCACCCGGCAGGTTGCCGGCGTTACGGGCACGATCACGCGCGGGGATGACACGATTGCCGATGACATCACAATCGTTCGCATTTCAGCCGCTCGCTACATGCAGCAAATGGGCGGTGAATTTGTCGTTGACAGTCAGGAACACGTTTGGCTGATCGGTGAAGACGCTTGTCCTGAAGACATCGAACTGGGCGACCTGCTCACAGTAAACGAAATCGAATACCGTTTTTGCGAGTCCGCATCAACCGGCCGACATTGGCAATGGTGGGACGCTGAACAGACCGCGAAGGTATATATCACGAGGGTCTGGCAATGACTGCGGTAATGCCAGAACAATTCGCCATCAGGATGACGCTGAAGCAGGCCAAAAAACTGTTTCTCGATCGTCCTGCTGTGATTAGCCGCCTCGACAAAGTCGCCCGCCGGCGGCTGGCTGCGTTCGGTGGCTACACCCTTCGCACCGCCAGAAACTCCATTAAGCCCTCTCGCGATATGCGGGTAGATGAGTTGCCGGAAGACATCAAAGAACTGCTCGGCGAACTGGCACAGCCGCAGAACGTTAATCGCGACCAGCGTGGCCGATTCGTTGCGGGTGCACGAAAGGCCCAGGAACTCAAAGCCCGCGAGTTGGTAGCACCATGGCCGCAGACCACTGGCAGGCCAGGCGGAGCACCACAGTACACACTGGACTACACGTATTCCGGCAAGAAGTTTTCGCGATTCAAAGACCTCATCATCTTCATCGTTGAGGCAAATTTTGCGTCTGTCGTTATCGGTCCGATTATCTTCGACGCCTCGGACATTCCAGGCGTGCTTGAAATGGGCGGATTCTCTGACTCATACATGCCTCGTTGGTTCAAATTGTCCGACGGCAGAATTCGTGCTGAATTCGAGCGCAAACGTAAGCGAATCAAAGCACACCCATACATGGGACCAGCCTTTGACATTGCTCTGAAACGTCAAATTCCTCGCATTTTTCGGGAGATTCTATAAATGGCCTACAAACACGGTTTGCGCAACAAGTTTTACGTTTCCTCCACGCTGCATCAGGCGGGGACGCCGATTACTTGGTCCGAGTTGGACCTCGCTGAATCAGTGGGCAACGAAGATTCACGATCTGAAGCGGAAGTCATTAACCGCCGCGGGGATTTCGTTTTGTACGGCACCGGCAAGCGCACCGTGACCTACACTGTTCCGTGCACGTTCGACCCGGCCGACGCGGCGCAGGCAATTCTGTGGACCGCCTACCGCAACGGGACACCGATCGCGATTGCCGACATGGATGGCGCGATTAACGTCAACGGAACCAAAGGCATGTACATTGACTGCGTCGTGGTTAGTGCTCCGAAGCCCCAAGACCTCGCCGCATTTGATACCGTCGAATTTGGCATCAAGCCGGCAGCCGCCTCGACATACACACCAACCTACACCACAATTTCCGGCGCGACGACAACAACCGCCGCACCGTAATTCACCCGTCCCATTCTCTGACTCATTCGGGAGAGATCAGTGAGTAAGCCACTCGTTCCGCATTACGTTCGCAACGCTGACGGCACTTTGAGCGAGCCATTCTACCCAGTGCCCTTCATGACGCTCGACGAAGCCCGCAAAGCGGGGCCGGAAAAAATGTCCGACCCCAATTTTATTCAGGCGAAAATCGACGCCG